TGTACTGCTACATCTGATCGTTGCTCTGTAAATGCAGAGTTAAGTCTAATTACATTACTTGTGTTTGACGAACCTACGTTAGCATGAATTGTTGTTTGATTGCTTGAGTCCATTGGATTATATAAATGCATATCAAAAAACACTTCGCCATGAATATGATCCATGACTGTGCCGGTGTGCATTAGTGAACCAAAAGCAACATTCGCTGTGTTCCAAGTTCCACCAGCACTGTTGCCACCAGAATAATATGCTGAAGTAATCTGACTAGAATTATTATCAGATGAAAATGTGCAACGAAGATAAGCATCAGCTGACAAATCTATACCGTAGGCAATAAACTGATAATCGTATCCGGCAGTTATTACAGAGGTGATGTCTATCGTGCTGGATGTAGAGCAAGTTATTTGAGAAAGAAACTCAAACCCAGCAGACGCAGGTAGGCCAGTAGCTCCAGCCAACGTGGTTATTAACCCTGGCGTTATTTTTGTAGCCGTCATTAACTAGGCTCCGTTGGCCAAGTGATATCGTCTTGGACAGTTGTGTCATCTAAGGTGGCAGGGAAATCACGAAGCTTTTTTCTATACGTTGTCCATGCAGTTCCCATTGTAACATCAGAGTTTCCCCGCCAATCAGTAGCGGCAAGTTTAATGTCGCGTTCTTCTCGAAGAGATGCCCATGCCCTAGTTGCTGATCCATCAGCCCATGCAGCCTCTTCAGCGTCACGAGCAGTCTCTTCCGCTGCCGTGTACTGTACATTGCCTTCAGGTGTTGCGTGAAATCGTGCCATATTTTTGTCCTCTAGTTAAGCGTTTGGTCTGCGATATACATAAACTTTACCTGTGGTAAAGTTACTTGATACAGGATATATTCGTAGTGCTGTTACTGCTTCATCTGTGGAACGAAAGAACGTGCCAACATAGCTAGCCATAGCGCCACCAGCAGTCAACGATCCAGCAATAAATTGACCGAAGGTTTTATTCCCACTATCAGCAGGATTATATACCGTTATATCAAAGGCAATCTCCTCTGGGTCTGATGCGCCACCAAAACTTGAGTGGTTCAGTTGCCCGTAGCCTACATTGGCACCACTATTTGTTCCTGAGCCTGTTCCACCTCCACCTGTAGCAACCCAGTAATATCCAGAAGTTTGGTATGTTGGTGTGGCTCCTGTGCCAAACAAAACTCTTGTATCATTTCCATCAGCGGCTAAATCTAGACCATATCCTACAACTTTATAATCATAGCCAGCAGCCCAACCTTCTGCATCAATCGTAGAAGCTGAACTAATTGCTATTTCTTGTACGAATGCCCAACCACTACTAGCTACTGTCTGCCACTCAACAGCATTGGCGGCTGAGTTCATTGAAAGTTTTTGGTTAGCAGTACCTTTAGCTAATCGAGCTAGTGTATCTGTGCCAGTTGCCGTTAAGACATCGCCTTGAACTAATGACACATCGAGCTTGGCACCTGTGACCGAATTATCAGCAGGGGCACTAACAATACCTGTATTAAAATACTGGATGGTTGTGGCAATATTTGTACCTGCAGGAAGCGCACTCGTTGTTGTTAAGGTAGCACCACTTACATTGAAATCAGTCCCTGGAGTCTGGGCAACGCCATTTACGAATAAGAGCGTGGCATTGGTTGTACCATTCTGATCTAAGGTGAGCGTACTAGTACCACCGTTATGACGTTTAACTTGAGGATTGAGTTGGGCTAACCCTGTTAAAAACTGGCTCATGCTAACCTTCTCCGTCAGGTTTTGGGAATTTAACTTTGACAGCGTTAATGGCATCTTCCCAGGTTGTTGTACCATTCACTTTGTCATGCCACTGCATATCAAGTTGCACATGAACAGAAGGGTATGCAGCTACTCTTGCACAAATACTTTTGCTTAATAATTCTTTGTATGTCATGCCATATACTCCGTGAAAACTATTCCATACTTCATAACTCCACCAAATTCTCTTGCTGCGTGACTGCCGCCATAAGCATTATTGACATGGCCAGTAATCTCTCCTGACCTCAGTTTGTAAACAGTAGAAGCTGTAGTCCCGATCTGGCGAAGGGCTACAAAGTTTAAACAAGCTCGATTTGGTTGCGAGGCATATATGCAAGCAAAAGCATCAGACTCACTATCTTGAAAGATGGCGGCACTCCAAGTTCCACCAGAAGCACTGTAAGCCATTAGTTGACAATCAAATTTGCCTATATTCACCACTGCGCCAGGATTTGAAACTGTTGTTGTGCCAACCTCAACCCCCTCACTAGATTGTGGTATAGTATCATCCAAAGGGATTCGTGCATTATCGCCTTCGACCCAGACTGAAACCATTCCATCAATCATTTGAACAACAGTTCCAGGTAAATTAATCCCATGATGATATAGCTGTATAATATTTGGCACAGCGTCCCATGTTCCAACAGCAGCAAGGCCACTCGTCCAATCCATATAGCCAAGAACTCTAATGGCATCATCAGTGTGAGTGCTGGTTGCATAGATAACTTGTGCGCTATCTGCACCTGTGCCAACTGCAACAGCATCTGCTAAGACGTTATCGCGCAAGCCATAGATACTCGTTCCTATGGTAGTTACAATTGCTCCAAGCCCAACCGTGCCAGCATTATCAAGAGCAACTACCCAAATTCTAAACGGGATGTCATTGGTCTGTCCCATTGTTGCCGTCGATGGAATAACAACAGAAGTAGCGGATGTTACTTGCCGATCTGTAACAGTTCCGATAGACGCTGTTGATGATCTAAACGGAATAATAACAACATTCGAGGCTGATGGATCTGAGCCATCCCAGCCTTTAAGTGAAATTGTCAAAGCACTTGAAGCGACAGCAGCAGCTAATCCCACATTGCTTACGTTATTGTCAGAGCGACTAGGAGTGGCTAATTTGCTGGCAGTAATAGATCCATCAGCAACGACAGTATAATTCGGATGCTCTTGCGCGTATCTCGCCTCAATCTTTGCTACACCTGTAGGTATGGCAGCATCAAAGGTAACCCTTACACCTGATATACTGTAGGTATCGTGATGCTGAGTAACACCATCAAAAGTGATGTGGACATTATTCTCGCTGCCAGGATCTGCCGTGAGATCAATGTAGGTGGAAGATCCAGCAGTAAAGCCAACACCCGCAGCGTACACATCAACTGTTGGTGTTACAAGTTCTCTCAGTGTTGGTGAGATACCAGTGAGATACGCCATGTTAAGTCTGCTTCAAATAAGAAAGTGTAACTTCCAGCGAACTATTCGCTTGAGCGTCCATCTTTAAATACATGCCAGCCGTCATAATTAATTTACCCATTATTGGGTTGAATGCATCGTTAACAGGGATGTTAACTTCTTTACAAAGTATTGCGTTTGAGCCACCACCACTTGCGTAGAGTGTAGCTGTTACCCACGCTGCTGTAGTCGCGTGAACATTAGCAATGTTACAGCCAATAATTGTGAGAGTCTCGCCACCTCCTGCTGTAAGAACTGTTGGATCACTCGTTGTTAAATCAGCGAATGTTGATGTTAGAACGTCTGCCATATTAGCCTCCTAATGCGATTGCTAAGCCAACACCAACAGGACCAGTTGGCCCTGTTGATCCTGTTGATCCTGTTGGCCCTTGTATTCCTTGTATTCCTTGTGGACCAGTTGATCCAGTGCTTCCTGTCGATCCTGTAGAACCCGTACTTCCTGTGGATCCTGTAGCACCTACTGGAATACTAAAATTAAATACTGCTTCTGCTGTGGATCCAGCATTAACCACAGTAGCTGAACTACCAATGCCTCCAGTAGCTACAGTTCCCACAGCAATTGTAGCAGCAGCTCCTGTATCTCCTGTATTTCCTGTAGCGCCAGTAGCTCCAGTAGGAATGCCAAAAGTAAATATACCAGTAGCTCCACTATAAGTTACAGTAGCAGAACTGCCAGTAGCTAAATCATTTATTACAGGTGATTCACTAATAAGATCATTAACATCTATTAAGGTAATAATATTACTAGCGAGTACTTCAGCATCATAACTTGTAGTAGCTGTATGTGCTGCAGTAACAACACCATAACGACCACCGTCAAAGATAAACTCATTTACGGAATATGCAGTACCTTCTGTCCAGGCACCACCAAAAGATACATCAACACTTACAGGCTGCCAGTTACTGTTATCAGCAGCTCTAGCAACACTAAACAATCCTGTACTAGGAGTTGTATGTGCTACTAACACTTCCCAAATAGTATCACTAACCGAATCAATATATCGTTGACCAACTGTAACAGCTAAAGCATTTTGCCAAACTCCTTGTACATTACTAACAGCAAGATAACGAGCTAACAAAGCATCAGCTAAATGCCAATTATCGTGCTCTTCAGTATGCCAAGGAATCTTATCAAAGTCGGTTAGGTTGAAACTAAAATTAGTTGTTTCAGTCATATCAAATCCTAAACGTCTATTTCTGTTCCAACAACCTGCATGTTCATTGCTACCATTGTAAGCGTACCAACAGTATAAGTAACAGTATCACCAGCAGATAGATAGTATTCAAATGGTGCTGGAGAAACAGTTAGTAATGCAGTAGCTCCTGTAGGTGCTGCAGCAGTTTCTGGATTAACTAGCAATGTACTATTAGAATGTAAGAACCTTGCTGCTGTCATATTAAGTATAACTGCAACATTAATTCCATTAACAGTAATTGTTAAATCACCAGTAGCTGTTGATGCATGAGAAGCACCTGCCCACATGATTTTAACACGCGCAGCCTTACCTGATGGTACTGTATACACAGTAGTTGTTGCTGCAGTAGCAACAGTAGCTTCGCCTAATACGCCAATTCTATCCGACATATTTATTCTCCTTTAGATTGATGTAATACCGTATGCAATATTACGTGGGATTCCTAACGATAATGCACGTACTCTACTAATACGAGCATCAACTTCTTCTGGTGTTATATAATTAAAGTATGCTTTGGCACTCGCAACACCAGTACGAATTTGTAAAGCACTAATTTCGTTTTTGATTGTTAGCATCTGCGCCCTAAATGTGGCTTTAGATACTTTCACGTTATCAGCGGGAAATGTCGAATCAACAGCACTAGTCATAATTATCTCCTAATAGAGCCACTTAAGTATGCTAAAGAAACCGAAATAATTTTCAATTGTTTTACAGCTTCTCCTGACAATCTTAATTTCTGTAGCTTATATTTAGTTGTCCAAGCATATAGCTTTTCTAACCTTGTCGGTCTTCCTCCTCCGTAGTCTTCTCCAAAGTGATCTCCACCAAATCCTGGAGAATCACCACCTTGAAACACCATAGACAATGTTGGGTTTAATACATCAACATCCCAACCAGAAGAATCATCAAACTTTAGATTGTCTTCTTCCCAATCCTCACCAAAGTCTGTCTTATCTTTATATATATTATCAGTAAACATTTCAACTAAGAACTTGTTATCTCCCTCAGTATCAAAGTTAATGTAACGACTGTTTTTTGTTTTAAATCTATCGTTAGCATCACTCCAAGGAAGCTCCCATATAAATGGAATTGGTACGCCACTGTCTTCTATATTCGCTACAGGAGTGAAACCTTTTTGATCTGTAAATACTGTATTATCATCAAACATTTCTTGGTCCCCCTTATAGTCAGTATACACTTGACTTTGAGTAGACTCTCCTAAACGAAATACTTGCGAACCTGTAGTAAGAAAAATACTTTTTAATGCTGATCGACAACCAGATCTAAACTTCCAATTACGCCAATCAGACCAAGAATCAATCTTAAGAGCAGTATTCTTTTTGTAAACAAAACAACGAAATTCTGTTGTAGTAGCATCAGTAGGCCCGTCAGGGATAAAGAACATGTAATTAGTATTAGCACTATCCCATAGACTCCATACAGAATCTTCAATAGCTACAGTAGATTTTAACTTATTAAGTACTTTTTGATACTCAGGATCTATTAGCTGCGAGTTACGAGTACTTGTTGTACTACCAGTAAACAATGCACGTTTAATAGAAGATACCCCATTAACATCTCCAAAGAGAATGTCTTCTCCTACAGTTTGAATTACTCTGTGAGATAATACACCCACGTTTTCTATTGCATCATCAAATGTAGGATTATGTGCTGAACCTAAAAATGTTCCAAGTGTGCCAGGAAGAACAGCATCTTCAAACATTACCATTAGTTTATCACGAAAACGTCCCAAACCTTTAATAACAAAAGAGCCACTAGGAACTCTAGAACCTAAGCTAAGAGTAACAGCGTCATTAGGTGAAACATCTCCTACCCAAGTACCACTAACATCTGTCGCTGAAATGTATAATGTGTCTTGAGAACCTTCAACTAAGTCTCCAGCCATAACTAAATAACGTCCATGAGCAACAACAAACCTAGCTATAGGGACATTTGTATTTGTATTTGTAGCTAAGTCTTTTAGATACTCAACATGTAAACTGTTATTTATTATGACAGGTTTATTAATTCCATTGCATACTATTAGATCACCATTAAATACAGCAAAAGAAACAAATGTGCTACTAGTCCATCCAGAAGGATTTCCTGGCAAAGAACTTGCCCAAGTATCAGACCAGATTTCGTTTACAACTCCATCAGAATTTATTCTTACTATCTTTCCATTACTGCCTACAGCAATTATATGTCCACTATAGTACTCACAGTTTATAATTGAATCTAGATACTCATTTGTGTCTGCAAACAATACTGTTCCTGGTCTAACTTCATTTGCACCATCAACGCCAAGCTGCATGTTTTCTAATACTTTAGAGAATTTGTTTGATAAGTTTAAATCATTGTCAACAACATTCCACCCACCAGAAAAATCTCGAACAGTTGCATCAAGCATCTGATTGGTTCGATTAATTTTTCCGTTTCTTGGGAATAAGAATGTATCTGGCATTCCTAACAGTTCCAAGCTCGTAATGATTTAGATAATCTATCATCACCAGTATTGTTACTAGGTTTTTGTCTTTTTCTCATGCCACTCATCCTAGCACAGAAAGAGGCTCTACGTTTATTTCCTACTTTTTTACTTGGAGCTTTAAGATTGCCTCCAGTTTTCTTATTGTAACTATCGCGTCCTTTTTGGTTTAGACCTCCAGAC